AGACAAAGCATTCTATGTCATATTGGCTAAATGGCAGTCAGGACAGTTAGTATGGAATCCGCTTACGACTGCATCTATTGAACTATTTAAAATTCTACAAAATAAATCACTAATCATGCATAACGGCGTATTTGATTGTATGATGGTTGAGTCGTGTTTCAAAATACCACTTATAAGTGGTATTCATACAGATACCATGGTCTTGGCGCATCTACTCGATGAAAACCGCCGTATAGGATTGAAAGAGTTGGCTAAAGAATACTTTGGTGAAGACTCAACAATAGAACAGGCCGAAATGAAAGCCAGTGTCTTGACTAACGGCGGCAGCTTGACTAAAGATAACTATGAAATGTATAAGGCAGATCCTTATCTGATGGGTAAATATGGTGCCAAGGATGCTTTGTTGACCTATAAACTATTTCTAGAACTAGTTCCAGAATTAGAGGCGCAAGGCCTCTATGACTTTTTCTATAAAGATGAATCAATGCCGCTTCTTAAAGGTCCTACCTATGAATTGAATGTCACTGGGCTTCAGGTTGATATGTCAAGACTCGCTATGCTTAAGAAGACGCTTCAGGCTGAGTGTGCAGAAGCCAAATCATTCATTTATCAAGAGATTGCTCCTTATATAAAAGACAAGTATTCAGGAACAACTAAAAACAACTCTTTTAATATAGGCAGTAATCAGCAGCTTTCTTGGCTATTATTCGACAAGCTAGGCCTTGAGTTTGGAAATTTGACTAAAGGCGGCAAGACGATCTGTAAGCAGCTCATGGGGAGACTGCCGTATACTTACTCAGCGCGTAGAGACTTTATATCCAGGTGCAAGAACTCTGTCGGCGAGATTTACCAGCCAGAAGCTATAGTCAATGGTAAAGTAAAGAAGGCTAAGCGCCTAAAAGAACCTTGGGGCTATATAGCCGTAGACAAAGGTGCTCTCAAGAAGCTAGCTCCTAAATTCAAGTGGATTGCGAAACTACTAGAATACCAAAGTAAAAACAAGCTACTTAATACATATGTAAAGGGGATTGAATCTCGCGTCCAGTATGGTGTCCTACATCCTAGCTACCTCCAGCACGGGACCGTCACCGGACGATATGCTAGCCGTAACCCTAACCTACAAAACCTGCCTAGAGACGACCAGAGAGTCAAGGAATGCTTCGTAGCTAGGCCTGGTAAGATATTTGTTTCGGCTGACTTTAGCCAGCTAGAGCCGAGGACTTTCGCTTCATACAGTAAAGATCCAAAGCTGATGGCTGCATTCGATGGAACTAGTGACTTTTACTCGGTTGTAGGGAGAGAAGTGTATGATAAACAAGACAGCACGCCACAAAAAGATGGTTCAGAAAATGCTTTTGGAGTTAAGTATAAGAAACTGCGAGATTTATCTAAAGTTATCGCCCTGGCTTCGGCCTATGGAGCGACGCCGAATCAGCTTTCTCCTACAACAGGTAAGTCAATTGAAGATACTGCTGAAGACCAACGAAAATATTTTGAGCGCTTCCCCGGCGTCCAAAAAATGATGCTGGAAGCCCACGAGCTAGTGAAGAAGAATGGTTACGTGACTAATCTATTTGGCAGGATTCGTAGGATTCCCGAAGCTAAACGCATAACTAAGCTATACGGCAATCAAAAGCATGGTGATCTTCCATATGATGCCCGTAAACTTCTTAATATGGCCTGTAACTTCAGGATTCAGAGTACTGGGGCTAGCATTGTTAACCGCGCAGCTATAAACTTCCACGAGTCTTGCCGGCAGGCCGGTCTCTACTGTAGACTGGTGAGTCAAATCCATGACGAATTGGTCATCGAATGTAACTTTCAAGATGCTGAAAACATTAGTATATTACTACAATCGTCCATGGAAAATACCAGTATTCTTGATGGAGTACCCTTAGAAGCTATACCGCGTATTACAAATACTTTAGCAAAGTAGTTGACATTTGTATAAAAGTATGTCATATTTATAACAGAAGGAACAACTATGAAACTCATAATGAAACGTCTTCTCTCATACTTACCCTCAAAACTCCCAGTAGGACTGCCTCAATTTGATAAATGGGCTAGTTCTATCATAGATTTGTCTGGAAGATTCGCTGATGACAATTCTATGAGATTCGTATTAGCGTCAGAATTGATGCACTCAGACGCGAAGAAAGGCTCAGTCCCAAAGAATTATTTTGTCTCTCGATGTAGGAAGCTGGCTGCCAATCAGACAGCAGGATACATACTCCAAGAGATTAAGGCAGCTCAAGAAACTATGAAGGCTGCTGAAGCAGCCAAGGCTGCTCAACAACTGGCTGAAGCTACTGCCCCTACTACAGAGGCAGTATCAGCGAGTGAAAAAGTCGGAGTTTAATAAGCTTAAGGCTCTCTGGTACAAAAAACTAGAGAGAAGCGGGTTTAAGGACATAGAACAAGATGAAGTGTATTTTAAAAACAGCAATGTTTCGGTCATAGATCAAAGGCGAGTCACTTGGCAATCACAAGCAGAATATTATCAAATGGCTACTGATTTCTTGAACGTACATCCATTCAAGTCTAGAGTAGAGCGGATTATCTGGGAATACCATGCTAACGGGATTAGTACCAGAGACATCGCCGACATCTTGAATAAGGTTAGGAAAAATAAGATCTTACGGATGACTGTGTGGCGCATAGTAAAGCGGCTAGAGATTATCATGAAAAAGATGTATTTAGTGGGCCATAATGAGTGATTTCAAGGGTATGTACGACATACGCGCTGCATCCCCAGACGACATCAACTTTATTATGGCTACATGGCTCCGAGGACTCTATTACGGTGATAGTTGGTTCAGCATGATACCTAAGAACATATTTATGGATAACTATAAGAAAATAGCTGTCACGACTATGGCCCATCCAAAAGTAATCGTGAAAGTAGCCTGCTTGAAGGAAGATCCTACAGTCATCCTAGGCTACAGTATCGTGAGTTCAGACGAGCAGGCCATCGTCTGGTGCTTTGTGAAGTCTGCTTGGCGGAGACAAGGCATTGGAAGATCTTTGCTGCCTCAATCTCCTAAATTTGTTACGCATTTGACTGCTTTAGGCAAGAGCTTAATGGTTAAGTTTCCGACAGCCGTCTTTAACCCATTTTTTGGAGGAGTATGACTGAACAAAAAGATGTTGCTCAATTGACAGACAAACAATTAGAGGCTCAAGGGGCCAAGGCCGAGAAGCTTCGTTTGACGACCTTATTGTTAAAAAACCAGGCTAGTATGGCCGCTGACTATAAGAACACTATTAAGCATACTGGTGGACTGCTTACTCAGTCAATGGTTTACGCCTATTCGAAAGCTTTGAATGACGCATTTAAATTACTAACAAGGAAAGAACAATGATGAAAAAACTGTTTAAGAAAAAAGAGAAGTTTCCTACGACTCCTGTTCCGAGGACTGGAGAAGAAATCAAGGCTGCATATTTTGAACTGCGCGCCCGTGCTGGAGAGACACAATACCATATCAACGTATTGTCTAAAGAATTGGCGCAGATTAACGCCAACATGGAATCCCTGAACCATGAGATGGCCGCTCGTCAGAAACTCGACGCTGAGACCGCTAAGACAGCAGCTCCTAGCCCCGCAGTAGCAGAGACGGCAGCCGTACCGCAATCGGAGGCACAATGAGCAGCGTGAATGGCAAACAAGTAATCGCGGCTACGATGCATTCCAACATCTTTTATCCTGGCCTTGGTGAACTCAAGAAAGAGCTGTCTTCTACGCCTAACGGTCTTAGCAAGCCAGTAAAGATGACGATTGACGAGCCCTTTTTGATCCTGGAAGTAGATGACGCTAGGACTAAGCGCCTTTACACCATCCCAGTGCCGCTAACCAATTTTAGCCACATGGTATTGGCTAAGGAAGTAGTAACGACTCCACCGACTAAAGAATGAGACGTATAGTAAAGCCGAATCAACGCACAGACTTAGCGCCTTATAGTCTTGCCAAGAAGCTGCAATTAGTCGAGGACTTTCCTGAGCAGAATGCTTTTGTAAAGGATACAGCTCGCTATATTGCAGCTCAATGCAGTCGCCGCGCAGGTAAGTCTAACGGCTTAGCCTTGCGCTTCTTCATTACGATGGAGAAACATCCAAAGGCTAGTTGCATATACCTAGCCTTGACCAGAGACTCAGCCAAGCAGATTATGTGGTCGGTGCTCCAGGAGCTAGACGAGAAGTATAAGCTTGGCTGCGCCTTCAAAGAATCTGACTTGTCGGTGACTCATCCTAATGGGGCCAAGCTGACCCTCTACGGTGCTGATATGCAGAACTTCATCAGGAGGCTTAAAGGCCAGAAATCTCCTGGCATCGGGATTGATGAGTCCCAAGACTTTGGTGGTCACTTAAAGAGCCTAATAGAAGACGTATTGACGCCAATGCTGGTCGATTACACAGACTCCTGGCTAGCGGTAGTCGGTACACCAGGACCAGTCCCACAAGGCTATTACTTCGATATGACGCACGCCAAGAAGTTTGGGTACAGTGTCCATAAGTGGACTATTCTCGAGAATCCTTATATACCAGAGCCTGAGAAGTTTATAGCCGATATGATAGCCCTCAATCAATGGCCAGAAGACTATCCAACGCTTCTCCGTGAGTGGAGAAATCAATGGGTACTCGACGTCGAAAGCCTATGGGTCCGGTATAACGAAAAAGTTAATCATTATCAAGAGTTACCAAAAGAACACAAGTGGAACTACATAATGGGAGTCGACATAGGGTATATGGATGCAGACGCTATAGCAATCCTAGCATGGTCTGACACATCGCCAATCACATACCTAGTCGA